ACCAGGGATTCTTCACCCGCGAGGCGCTGGACAACATCGCCCGCACGACCAGTATTTTTTAGCAAAACTTTTTTGTTTATATCGGGGGGTATAAATTCCACCGTTTTTACTTTACCTTGTGTAATTCCTCCAAGTCTTCAATGCGACGGTTTGCGACTTTTTGCTTTTCGATTAAAATATCAATCTTTTCTTCCGCGCCGTACATTCTTTCAATTAAAGTGTTGTGCTTGTCTTGCTTTTTCTCTAACTGCTCGATCCGGTATAATGTTAAATCGGTTTGTTTCTTAACCGTCGCCGTTGTTTTTTTATTGCTGTATATACCCGTTACAATTACACCGATAAAAGAAAAACCCGCCGTTATAATTGCTATAATAATTCCCTCGGTCATGCGCTTACCTCTGCGGCTGTTTTGTTTTGTCGGCGGCTGTAAAACTGTATGCAGAAACTGACCGCCGCGCATAGTTTTTTAACAAAGAGAAAGGAACAGAACGATTGACGGCAACGGATTTGCACCGTAACGCGGGCATGGTTTCCCGTCGTCGCACTTGCGCCGCCTTATGTGCGCGGTATTATTTCACCGCCGCGCAATCGGATATTAGAAAGGATAAAGAGGAATTATATATCAAAGCGTTTTGCGCTTGATATCCGTTATAACGTAATTACGCGCCTACCTTGTTTGGGTCAAGCGCTCCCGTTGTCGTGCCGTCTAATGTAAAACGTCTTGCGTTTTTACGCCTGATATTCGGCAAACCATTTGTCAATATATTTTTCCCAATCGGCTTTTTGCGCCGCCGTCCTGCTGGGGTCGTTTGCAAGCCTCCGCAAGCACGTTTCTTTATCTGTATTAATAAATATAGGCTCTGCGCCCAAATCGGCAATGCGGTTGTTTCTCGGCGTTTTCGCCGCGCCCCCGTCAATGATAAAAGCCCGTTCCCAACCGCCGACGCGCGGAAATCGGTTTTTTATCATGTCTAAAATACAACGTTGTATTTCAAACATATTTTGCCGTAAGGCGTTCGGCTTCTCGTATCGTGCGCCGCCCGTTATGCATTGCCATATATTATCTATATCGCAAACAATATCGCTATTGCCTTTTATGCTGTTTACAAACGTTGTTTTGCCGCTACACGGCGCACCGTAAATGTAATAAACTTTTCGTTCGGTACAATGCCCGAAACGCTTATGTATTTCGTTATGCGCTTTTTGCGATACAAGCATTATATTTTCAGGGTTGAGCGCAACGCCGTAATCGTTAACGTTTTCCAACGTCAACGGCTTTTTGTGGTGTGCGACGATATCATAACTATTTACAAGCGGTACGCCGCTATACTCGCAATATAATATACCGTCTGTCTTGTTACGCCGCTTTTCTATCAGCTCGGCGCGGACGGCTCGCCATTCGTCCGAATTATAAAACGCCGAAAGGCTTTGCCACATTACTCGTTTGCGCTCTCGTCGTTATTGACTTCGGGCAAGCCCGCAACAGATGTTAGCAAGGACAAAACACCCGCAAGCGCCGAAGCGGACGCAACAAGCAACCAATCAACGTCGCCGATTGCCGCCGATGTTCCAATCGTTGCAATTGCTGTTTGTGCAACAGTTTTCACGGCTCTGATCCCCGCCGCTTTAAGCCATTTAATAAAGTGTTCTTTTTTCATTGTTTTTCCACCTCTACAATAAAAGGGTTGTACCCCTCTTGCTTTAATTTTTTTAACAAAGCTTCGGCGTTTGCCTTGACGCTGAACGCGCCGATCTGTACGCGGTATATCTTCCCGCCCGTCGGTGTCTTCTGCTTTTTAGTCAAGCCGCCTTTTGCCACCAATACCTCAACAATTGCCGTTGCGCACTTTTCCGCGAAATCGTCCGTTAAAATAATAGGCACGTCGGTTTTACTGTCCATGAATCCAAGTTCAAGCAGTACGGCGGGCATTTTTGTTTCGCGGCACTCTTTCAAGTTCATTCGCGCAAGCGGCGAAGCCCTGTTGCCTTTAAGCCCCGTATGCTTGATAAGGGAATCATATAACGCCTTTTGCCAATCTCGCGTCACGTCGTCAACGTTCAAATATGTAATTGCATATATGCCGCCCGATGTTGTCCGCGCCGCTCCGGCGTTGTGGTGTATCGACAAATAAAAATCCGCTTTAAAGTCGTTCGCCCTGCCTATGCGTGTTGGTAGCGGTATATCGGTTTCGCCTGTCCGGTCGTCAAGCCTGATATATTCATATCCGCTATACTCTTTAAGCTTCTTTTCAATCTTTTCGCAAACTCTCGCGTTTAGCTCCCATTCCGGTGTTCCTTTCGGGTCAAGCACTTTGTCGCAACTCTTTCCCGCTGTGTGTTTGCCGTGTCCCGCATTGATAGTAAATCTAAACATTTTCAACCCCTCTTTTCAGTTAAAACGCATACCACGAATAATTTCCAAGTATGCTGACGCCTGTTTTGTATATTGTTAAATTTGTTCCGTTGTCCTCACAATTCATTGTCGCAGCTGAACCAGTTGTTAAAAATGCGACTGCGATACCGCTACCCTTTGTATAGCGGATACTAAGAACGTTATCAACAAGTGTATCTATGCTTGTTGCCGCAAGTATAACGGTATCGCTTCCGTGTGTTTCCATCGTGACCGAATTCCCGCTAAATAATACCTCCCCGCTATATATACCGCCGCTTGCCTGTATGCTTTCAATAAACTCCCCGTACCCATCCATCAAGGCTGTTTCGGGTACGCTTACGCCCTTTCCCTCAATCGCTGTTTTTATTGCGGCTTTTGCGTTTTCAAGCCGCACAATTTCGGTTTGTATACTCATACGCCGCCGCCTTTCGTTAAATCGCCGCAAGTGCCGTTTCAATTGCATCTGTAAGGCTTACCGTGCCGCCCGTGGTATATCCTGCGGGAATTGTTACGCTCGTTGTCGTCAGACCGTCCATCGTTGCGGTTGCCGCGCCGTTGTCCGCCATTGTACCCTTGACTTTCACGCCGTCCACATATGCGGTTTTGTCAATGAGGATATTTGCCGCCACTGCGTCCGCGTCTGTTGTATCAATATAATTATCAGGAATTGCGTTTACGGTAACTTTTGAAAGCACCTTGCCCGCTGTCGGTGTGATATCCTGCGCGGATTTTGTAGGCGTTGCCGTTTTCGTTTCAAGTGCAATTTCAACACTACCTTTGCCGTCGTGATATCCAGCAGGAACGGTGTACGTTTGGTTGCCCGATGAAGCGTCAAGCGTCTTGATTACCGCGCCATTGTCCGCCATTGTACCCGTGACTTTCACGCCGTCCACATATGCGGTTTTGTCAATGAGGATATTTGCCGCCACTGCGTCCGCGTCTGTTGTATCAATATAATTATCAGGAATTGCGTTTACGGTAACTTTTGAAAGCACCTTGCCCGCTGTCGGTGTGATATCCTGCGCGGCTTTTGTAGGCGTTGCCGTTTTCGTTTCAAGTGCAATTTTAACACTACCTTTGCCGTCGTGATATCCAGCAGGAACGGTGTATGTTTGGTTGCCCGATGAAGCGTCAAGCGTCTTGATTACCGCGCCGTTGTCCGCCATTGTACCCGCGATAATTTCGCCGTCCGCGTTGACAATTACTTTATTTGCAAGCACATCTCCTGCGGTGGCTGTTACGCTCGAAACGTCTTGGTATGCATCAGGAATGGCGGCGACTGTTACGGAAGATAAACCATAATAGCCCGCGTCGGATGAAATAGCCTGTTGACTTTTTGTCGGTGTAACTGTCTTTGCCTGTAAAGAGTAGTTGCCGCCGCCCGCAACGCCTGCCACCGTGCCTGATCCGTCGTGGTAGCCTTTCGGAATTGTATAGCTTTCGCCCTCAACGACGCTTGCCGTGACTTTCCCGCAATTAACAATTCCTTCAATTGCACTTGCGCAAGCGTCAAGTTTATCGGTATTCGTCGCAAGCCCCAACGTGACAAGTTTTTGTCTTATTGTGTTACGTGCGCTTTGTAATCTTGTGATTTCTGTCTGTGTACTCATTTGTTTTACCCCTTTTTTATTTATAGATTTTTTAAGGTTCGTTAAATTGTTTCAAGCAATGCGTTAATATTTCCGATAGTTGTATACACCGCCGCCGAAGTGATAGGCTTTGTGTTGTCTTGCTCCGCGGCGGCTGTTGTCGTTACGGACAACACACCGTCTTTCGTGATTTCCAAATTATTGCCAACCTTAATTACACCAAGTGTATCAACCGTCGCGGGATTTACTCCGTCAAGCCTGTTCAACCGCTCCATGATCTGATTGTATACATCATTGGCGGGCGCGGCGGGGCTGCCCTCGCCGCAAAGTATCGACTTTACCGTCGTCACATATGCCGGATTCGTTGTAAGAAGATTTCCCGCGTATACGCCAACTTCGACGATTAGCGTGTTTTCGATAATCGGCATGGGGCATTCCGTCCCGTTAAATATCACATCTTTATAATTTTTGCCGTATCTAAACCGCGCCGTTTTTTCGGGGTAAGCGTCCCACTCGGCGTCAAAGTCAAAAACGACAATATAATCACTGTTCCCGCAGACATAGGGCAACCCCGCCGTAATTGTTGCGATTTTTTCTTTAACAGATATGTTAATTGTCTTGCTCACTTGCCCCACCTTCCGCGCTTATGATTCGTCTTTGTCCTCGTTTATCGTGAATTTAAACATTTTCAACCCCTCTTTTCAGTTAAAACGCATACCACGAATAATTTCCAAGTATAGTTACGCCTGTTTTGTATATTGTTAAATTTGTTCCGTCGTCCGCACAATTCATTGTTGATGTTGAACCAGTTGTTAAAAATGCGATTGCGTTGCCGCTACTCTTTGTATAGTGGATACTAAGAACGTTATCAGTAAGTGTATCTATGCTTGTTGCCGCAAGTATAACGGTATCGCTCCCGTGTGTTTCAATCGTGACCGAATCCCCGCTAAATAGTACGTCCCCGCTATATGTCACGTTGCCGCCGCCCGACGTTCCCGAACCTTGTGAAACTTGATTTATAATCATGTCTTTCCCTCTCGTGCTTTGCTTTTTTGTTTGCTTTGCTTTTGCTTTGCTTTTGCTTTGCTTTGCTTTGCCTTAATTGAGTATCACAACGTTTACGGTTATTTGCGTTTGCGTTGCGGTCGTGCGCTTAAATGTAAGCGTTCCGGCTCCTTGCGCACTGCAATATATACCCGCCGCGACGTAATCCGAATAAGACGCGGGATCAGGCGCAACAATAACGGTATTTGTAGTCGTTACACCGCTAACGTTAACGGTATATGTGTTGTCGCTGTCCCAACTCTCATAGGGAAGCACTGTCGTTCCGGTTTTTAACGTTGCAAAGTCCGACGCTTTTTTGCCGCTGTCCTTTATGTTGCCCGCCGCGTCAAAGCTCGCAAAATTGTTCGCCGTCGCTGTCTCTACTTTGTCGGCTTTATCTCCCACCGCTTCTGTAAGCAAGGTTATTTGCTTTTCGACTTCCTCGACAAGTGTATTAATGTCCGTGTATCGCGTGTCGTCGGTAAGTATGTAAAACGTGTTAGCGTCTTTTTGCGTTATAGCGTTGTACTCTGCTGTTGTGCCGCGCCAAAACTTCAAATTGTCGCTTTTGTTTTGCTCGCGTATTTGCGTTATAAATGCTTCGTTGATAGGCGTACCCGTTGCCCCTGTTGCCGCCGCGATTGCTTGCAATACCTGTTCGGCAGTCATAGCGGGAAATTTGCAATTGTCGTCACATATAACGTAATAGTTTCGTTCGCTCATTTTTTCACCGTCAATCAATATCTAAATCAAAATTATTTGCCTCGGCAATGTTCCGTTTTAATTCAAGCTCTTGCCGCCTTAATTCAAAATATGCCTTGTCTTTCACATAATCCGGATCAAAACGGTTATAAGCTCCAAATATCGCCGTAGGGTTCGGCGGTTGGTGTTTTGTTGTAACTTCCGTATACGTTACCCGCTCGCCGTCCTCGTCTTTTTTGATATATTGCTTTTTTTCCTGATACTCGTAACCCTCGGCACATTTCATTAACGCGCTATCTAAACGCGAAAGCAGTTCGGAAACGTCCTTTTTTTTAAAGACTTCCGCGAATTCCGCGTACTTGTTTTTATAATCGCACCACGCCGAACTACCTAAACCAAGTTTTTCATAAATCGCTTTTTCCTCAACGCCGCGTTCTAACGCCGCTTTTATGTCGTTTAAATACGGCTTGACGTGCGTTTCGTATTTATTCGGTCGCGCCATATTTATTTACGCCCCCTATAAAAAATGGGGCAATCGCAATATTAAATTTAATAACGCTATGCCCCAAAACTGATTTTATTATTTTCCTGATACTATACTAACATAATATTTTGATTTTGTCAATGGTATTTTACATTTTCTTGTAAATCGTGACGTAACGTCACATAGCGGCGCACCGTCACGCCATGCCGCCGTTTATACCGCCCCACGCTTTCATGTGTAGCGGAACGACGCAAAGAAAGGACGGTCGCCCGCCCTTTGCTTTATCCGTTTATTTTTTGTCGTTCCGGTGATTGTAGCACGACCAACCGCAATACCATTTCGTATGTTCGCCGATTCGCTCCCGCTTGCTGACGTAAGCATGATACGGCGCGGGTACAAACTTTTTACCGCACTTTGCGCACTTTTTTGTCGGTACTCCAATTATTGTTGTATCTCCGTTTTTCATTTGCCTGTACTCCCAAAGCCGCCGTTTCCGCGCTCCGTGTCGTCAAGGCTTTCGACAAGTTCAAGCGGCGGCGTTAATATCGGCAAAATTACAAGTTGGCTTATCTTGTCGCCCGATTCGATCCGGTAATCGTACCCGCTATTGTTGTAAAGTTTTACAACAATACTACCCGTATACCCCGCGTCTATTACGCCCTCGTTTGTAAGCCCGAAGCGGCAATTCAAGCCGCTTTTGCTTTTGAGCATTCCGACCGTTCCGGCGGGTAACTCAATATGTACGCCCGTATCAAATATGGCGCTTTCCTTTGCGGGTACAATCTGCGTTTCCCTCGCGTAAAGGTCAAGCCCCGCGTCGGTGTCGTGCGCCCGTGTCGGCATTTTTGCGCCGCTGTCAAGTTTGATTTTCATTTTCAATACCTCTCTTGTTGTAATTATTATTTCGGTTCGCGGTCTGTCCTTGTCGTATAGAACGCGGCTTCCGTCATGGCTTTGTACTATCTCGAAATTATCGTCGGCAAGCACCCCCGTTTTTACAAGCACGTCGTCGATTGCTTCAAGTAAATTTGTCAAATCTACCTTGCGGCGCGTCGGCATAAAAAACAGACATTGAATATTTACGGGGTAATCAATGCGCCGACCGTAACGCGGTATAAACCACGCCGCGTCCCTCTCGTATTGCTTGTATTGCTCCGACGGCATTATGAACGGTTTACCCGTTGCACGGTTTACCATTATGCGCTGACTGTTCTTTTTCGATATCGGCGCAAGCGGTATTGTAAATTTAATCATTGTTCTGATCCCCCTTTCGGCTTATACCAAAAACTATATGTTATGCGGTTGTTGCTCGTCGCTTCCGCAAAGTGCTTGCTTTCAAGCCCGTACTTCTTTTGAAATTTTGTAAAGTCGCCTTTTACGCGTCCGTAACGGGCAAGCGTCCAGCGCGGGCTTTTCCTCAAAGCTCCGACAAGCGCGGGCGTTGTTGTCGTTAAGTTAAGTTCGAAACCCTCTTGCGCTACAATCTCGCCGACCGCATTTATAAACGCCGTGCCAATCCCCACGCCTTGATAATCGGGTAAAACTACTAAACGGTGTACGCGCTTTTTGCCCTTTTGTAGCGGCATATAAATAATACCCGTATGCGCGACAATTTCGCCGTTGACTACTCCAACGTACTGTTGCGCGGCGTTGTGTAAATCGGTGTTCAAATAGTGATACTTCCGAAACATTTCCCATACTTGTTTTTTAATTGCGTTGTCAACCCTGTATATTTCAATTCTGATCTGCGGGCGGTTGAACTCTCCCTTGCAATAAAAAAACGTTTTTCGTCCGTGTCATATATCCAATCAGGTTCAAGCCATTCGATAACGTCACGGTGGCATGATACCGCAATAAACTTTTTGTTTTGCTTCCGTACCGCCTTAGATATTGCATAGCTTGACGTTTTCGCAACCTCGCGATTTACAACGCTTGTAAACTCGTCAAATATAATAACGTCTTTGTCGTCAAGGATATTCCGCGCAAGGTCAACGCGCATTTTCTCGCCGTTGCTCAATACCTCATAAGGCTTTAACCACGACGGCGGGCTTGCAAAGCCGACGCTTGTAAACGCCATTTCGATTTCTTTAATTGATTTGCCTTGTGGCATATCGTCAACAACTGCCGCCGCGCTGTACTTGTAAACGCTTGTGGCGTATGCATCGGGGAAACACTCGCGGGCAATAGTGCTTTTGCCTGTGCCGCTCCCGCCGACTATTAAACCGACGTTCCATTCCGCGCCGTCAATATCAATATTACCGCTGAAATGCTCGCGTATATGCTCAATGTCTAAATCAAAGTTGCTAACGATATTTGAAACGCGGAAAGTGTTTTCCGGCTTTACCTCTTTTATAACGTCAAAACTCGGCATTGTAGCCCCTCCTCTTGTAAACGGTTGAATATTTCTTCTTGCTCGTTTTCGTCGGCGCATTCCACAATAACCTCGTAAACCTCGGAAACCGCGTCGGAAAGGTCTTTCCGCTCCGTTGTGCTTTTGTCCTTGCTCGTGCCGTCCTCAAAGCCGAAAAGCGTCATATCAATGTCAAGCGCGGCAAGCTCCGCGTCAAGTTTTTCAATGTCCCAATCGGAAAATTCGCTTGTTTTGTTATCCGCAAGGCGAAACGCGCGGATTTGCTCCGGTGTCAGGTCGTCCACGACGATACACGGCACAACGTCAAGTTTTAACCGCTTCGCCGCTCGTACTCGCGTATGCCCGCAAACAATAACGTTGTTTTTGTCAATGACAATCGGCACTTTGAAACCGAATTCGCGTATACTTGCCGCAACCTTTTCCACTGACTTGTCATTGTTGCGCGGGTTGTTCTCGTACTCTTTCAAACTCGTAATTGCTACGTCAATAATTTTCATGTTTTGCCCCTCTCATATATTTATTTTTTCGGTGTCCTCTTGTCTTTTGTGCCACAAAATAAATCTAATACTTTCATTTGTTGCAATTACCTTTCTTCCGTTGCGTACCGTCACAAACCAAGTAAATCGGCATACGTTTTAAAATCGTTTTTCAGCCTATCGCGTCGGCGGTCAACGCCTTTTATTTCAAGCGGTATACACCGTTCAAACAAGCGGGAATATATGCGCTGTTTCCGTATGTCTGCCGATTGCTTTAGCTCTTGCGCCGTCAAGTTTGTTGTAACTATCAGCGGCAAGCCCGCACGGTATCGGCTGTCAATTACGTTAAATATAATTTCGTTGCGGTACTCGGTGTCGGCTTCGGTTGCTAAGTCGTCAATAACAAGCAATGCAAAGCGGTTCAGCCCGTCAATATATTCTTGCTTGCCGTCGTACATTCCTGATATTGTATTTATCAGCCGCGCAAAGTTTGTTACCATGCACGGATAACCCTTGTCAATCAATGCGTTTGCAATACAAGCCGCCGTAAACGTTTTACCCGTCCCGACCGTACCGAACAGCAACAGCCCTTTTCCGTCCTTGCGCATCGTGTCGAAGTTTTCAACGTATTTCAACGCGACGTTTGTTATATGCTCGTTTGTCCGGTCGTCCTCGCTAAACGTCCAATTTTGCATTTCCTCGTCAGGGAATCCGGCGCGGCGCATTTCTTTAATGCTTTTTTCAAATCTGATCCGTTTCCGCTCCGCTTCTTCTTGGTCGCGCCGCTCCGTTGCACACTTACAAAGACAATACGGCGTTTTTATCTCGCCTAAAAAGTTAATACGGCATTGCTTCGGTGTATGACATTTACCGCAATATAAAAGCCCGTCGTCGCCGAAATAGTCGCCTTGCTCTGATTTTATGCTTTCGGCGGCTTTTTGTTCTAATCCGTCAATTATGCTTGATATGTTCATTGTTTGCCCTCTCTCTCTTCACGAATCGGAAAATCAAGCACGTTCCGCATTTTCGAAACAAGATATTTTATTTTTTCAATATTGTCCCTTGCTTCCGTTACACTGCCGCAAGAAGCCCCCGTTTTTTCTTCCGTGACAAACGTTCGATTTTCGGAACGTCTTTCGCTATTTTCTGTGTAAAAAGTTAAACCGCCAATTTCAATTTTACGTCCGGATCCTTTTTTGCGGAAAATCTCTTTTGTTTTTTCGTCTTTCATACATTTCCAAAATTCAAAGCGCGGCGATTCGTCAATGTATTCTTCATAGCTTGCACAATCCCCGCAAGCGTCAATTTGCAATATGCTAAGTGTGCAACAACCGCAGTTAATATCGCAATGCGCACAATCGTAATTATCACAATAAACTTCTATCATGTGATTTTACCTCTTTTACTCTCTTTCTTTAAGTTCTTTAAGTGCTTTTTCGGCTTCTTCTTTTGTTAAAAAAGATGTAACGCCGACATTGTGTTCAGTAAGCCACCAAGTGCCGACACTATTTTTTATTTGTTCGTTCATCTTGTACGTTACGTCTATCCGCGTAACCTTGCTTTCCTCGATAGCACCATCGCGGCGCGGTATAAAAACTTTATCACCGACTTTTAACTTTAGCTCAATCATGCGGGCTTTATCCTTAAACCATTCGCATTTTTCGAAGTCGTGATAATAGCAAATGCTATAATGTATACAATCTTTACAGGTCATTTGTTTGTACCTCTCTTAAAAAATCCCGTCTAAATCGTCGGGCGCGTCCGGTCTGATCTCTATACCGTTTGCGCCGTATGTTTTACGCTTTACCGTCGGCGCGTTCAAGTAGCTTTCAAACTTACTGCCGAAAAGCGTTTCGGGGCGCAAATACTTTTCCATGTCCGTCCCTCTCCACTCGGTGCATTTTTTGTTTATCACGGCTTTAAAGTCGTCAAGCGTAAAACCTTCCGCAACTCTCGCGTTAATATGCCGTTGCGTTGCTTGTGCGCTTGCTCGGTAATTCGTCCCCGCTACTCGGTTTAAATGCTCGATAACGGCACAATATATTTTCTCTGTCTCTTTCTCTTTCTCTATACTAACTCTATCCTGTGTTTCCGTTGTGTATCCATCTTGTATACAATCCTGTATACATTCTGTATACGCTCCGTTTTCTTTTTGAGTTAATCGCGATCTTTCCTCTTTGTAAACCGTCGGTTTGTAGCGGTCTTTTTGTATGTAATTATGTATTTTCCAATGCTTGATAACTACAATTCCGCTTTCAAACGGGATTATAAACCGCTTGGCGATAAGTAGCTTTAAATCGTCGTCAACGCCCCCGACCATTCGTTGAATTTTTTTCGGGTTGTTTATAAACCCGTCGTCGTCGGCTCTCATTGACAAATGAAAGTATAACGCTTGCGTTGATAGCGGCATATCAAGAAACGCGTCGCTATCAATAATTGTTTTTGCAAACATTCTGCGCTCTGCCATTTTTGCACCCTCTCAAAATTTAAATTTATTTACGTGCTTTTTTATTGCCTTAATCGGCAAAATAAACATTAACCAAATCGCGCCGTATGCAAGCCACACGCACCCAAGAATCATATACCAACACAAATTTATAATTGCCGCAAGGCAAAACAGCATTGCACCCGTCGCACCGGAAACACGCTTGCCGAACCCGACGCGCAAGCCCCCTAATGCTTTAAGCCTTTTTGTAAATCCTATATACATATCATTCGCCCCCTTATGATATTCTGATCGGGCAAATAGCCCCGACAATTGCGTTTTTATTTGCTGACGTGCTTTCAGTGACAACAACAAGGTTTATTGTGTTACAATAAAATTTCGGGTTTTGAAACCATTTGAGAAACTTCTCGTTAATGAAAATTTCCGTTTCCCCTCTCTTTAATTTTCGCGCATATCCTTTATGCGGGCGGTAAAATATCTTGCATTCGTCCGTTAAAACGCACTCGTTTTTTTGAGTTACCACGCTGTTAATGTCAATCGCTTTACTTGTCTGTATACGGTCGGTGTTTATAAACAACGCGACTTTCGGAAATACAAAGCCGTAAAAACCCGTCGGGGTAATAAATGTATAGTCGCTATCGATATCAAACTTGCGGACATTCTCGCCGTTTAATAAAGCGTTAAAAATGTCCTTTTGCGCACTGTTAAAATTCATTTTTTGATCCCTTTCAAAATTAAAGGCGCATTATATGTGGAATGGCAGTTCCTCCATACAATACGCCTTATCGGTACAATATTCGTTTATTGTCGCGCAATACTGCCATACCGCACCGACGCGAATATTATATCAAAATAACTGTTGTTTGTCAATACGGATTGCAACAATTAAGCGCGTAACGCTTCATGCCGTCGCAATTGTAGTCCGTTTGGTTTAATGCCCTTTCTCGCAATTTGCAACTGCCCATTTTCGCACGTTCGCGGGTTAGTAGTACGTTTCTACCCTTAACAGCTCCGACGCGCTACAATCAAATATGGACGCTAATTTCGATATTTGATAATATGTCGGTATAACATACCCGTTTTCAATTTTAGACAATAGCGAATTATCGAACGTTTTGTCGTGCTTTTTCATCTGCTCGCAAACGTCGCGTTGCGTTAGCTTTTTGCCCTCTCTGATAACGCGTATATTGTTTGTAAAGCTGTATTGTACGCCGTCGGCGTTTAACACTCGGTTTATTTTCTTGACGGGCGCAAATACGCTTCGCCCTTTGTTCAGGCACTCGCGTTTATAAGCTCTGATCTCGCTTTCGTCGTCCGTCTTGTAAAAGCCCTTGCACTTGCCCGACCGGATTAATATATAATTGTCGCCGTTGTCGTATGTGCTTAAATCGTGCAATATAGCGCGGGCGCGGCGGGTATCGCAACCCCAACGGGCGCATAGTTCGGCATATGTAACCGCGTTTTCCTTGCCTTCGGGTATGTCGTCCCAATATAATTGCGCGTCTGTCATTCTTTAGCCCTCCTTAAAACGGTAATTCCTCATCGTCTTTTAACTCTGTAAAGCCGTCATTTGCGGGCGGTTCTGATCCGGCGCTTGCGTTGTTTTTGCCGCCGCAAAATGAAACGTTGTCAATTACGACTTCAAACGCAACGCGGGGGTTGCCGTTGTTGTCTTTGTACTTGCGCGTTTGTATCTCGCCCACCACGGCTATCATGTCGCCCTTGCCGAAATACTTTGTTATAAATTCGGCGGTATTGCGCCACGCTACGCAATTAATAAAGTCGGCTTGCTTTTCTCCGTCTTTCGGCTGATAACGACGTTCAACCGCTATGCAGAACGTTGTCACGCTTGCGCCGCTCGGCGTTTGTTTGAGTTCGGGCGCGGCGGTCAGCCGTCCCATCAATGTCACGTTGTTAATCATTTTTTACACCTTCCATAAAGATTTCATGCGTTCGATTTCTTCGGGCGTTTCTGTCGGTATGCCAAGTTCCTTTGCGTCCGAAACAATGCCGTCAATTAAAACAGCCATTTCGCGTGTGTCAAACTCGCTCGATCCCTTGTATACGCGGTAATGCTTAAACAACTTACCGTTTAACGTGCTTTCGCCCGCTTCCTCGTAATACTTGACGTAATCGCCTATGGGTATATGTGATACTACGCTTATAAGCTCACTTTGTCCGTATTGCTTAAGCATACGCAAATAAACTTCGTCTTTTGACGCTCGTATAACGTCGGCAATGTCTGTTATCAGCTTCCAAGCGTATGCGTTCGCGTTAAGGCTTCGTTTTTTGCGGTACGGTTTAACCTCAATTGCAAGCAATTCAACGTTTTTCAAATCGTCGTACCCTTGCATTAACTCGGCTTTTTCGTTTACTGTAAACGTAACTTTCGGCGCACCCGTTATAAAGTCAACGTTTACCGCGTCAAATTTGCCCGTTAGCTCCATTGTTCTTTCTGACAAAAATATCTGATCCCCTGTCTTTACTTGTTGTTTTTGTTGTTTCGACCGATTAACGAAAGCAGTATAAGCGTACAACAAATAATTGCTGTTATAATTATTGCCGTCATTTTGTCGCCCCCTCTCTTATACGCCCCAAGCGTTGCAAAGTTTTTCAAGCAATTCGCATTGACGGCGTAACAAGTCTTTTATTTCCTCGACACATAACGCGGCGGGGGGGACGGTCGGCGCGGCGGTTTTGTCGTCTTGCGCTTCTTTGTCCGGCTTTGTGTCGGATTTCATAAGTGTTTTTTATAATTTCTTTAGTTATTGTAGTTCTCATTTTGTTTTCCTTTCAGCTCTTTAATTTCCGCTTCTGCTTTTGCAAGCTGTTCCTTCAGGCTTTCAATTTGCATATTTTTGAAGAAAATTTCGTCTTTTTGCAATTGTAATTTTTCTTCAATTGCTTTAATTACATTTGTCATACGTTTCCGCTCCTTTTTATACTGTTTGCAATCATTTCCGCAATAACGCGGGTATTGAGTAGCTCGCCCGTTTCAACTAATTTAACGGTTATTTTGCGCTTGTTCCTCGTCAAGTCTCATCAGCCCCCCCATATCAGCGTCGGGAATGTCAAACGCCCTTTGTAGATTAATCCAAAACGTTACGCGCCCGTTGCGCTTGCCGATTTCGATTGCCGCGTATGTGGCGCGGTTGCAACCGATTTTTTCAGCCATTTCAGCTTGTGAAAGCCTTTTAGCGTGTCGGAACATATAAAGTTCATTCCGCATTGTGTCACCTTCTTTCTTTCGTTGCGTACCGTCGCAACGGTTATAAAAAAATTAATCCGCTTTGTTCCTTTCTTGCCTATCTCATCAGCGACGGACAGCAACCCCCGCCGGACGGCTTTCGCCGTTTCGATTCAAAGTAAATTGTACCGTGTAAACAGCACAAACGTTCCCAACGGCACGGTAAGCAGTGCAAACGTTCCGTCGCCGTCAATTGTCATTGCCCAAATGCTCGCAACAATAAGAAGCAAGCCGCACAATTTCACTAATATTTTGTTTTTCATTCTCTTTCTTTTTCTGCCCGTCTTGCCGATAGCAAAGCCCCGTTTTAAAGGTTTAAATCGCAATCGGCGTTTTCAACGCGTGTGTTCTCAATCCATTCGACGCACTGTTCATAATGCCCCGTGAAAACCGTTTCGTTGTCGTCGTAGCAATCCGGCGTTTCGCGTCTTACAACGTGCGTTCCGTCCTTGTACTCTATCCAGTAATGTTCGCCACCCGTGTATGTGTCGTGCCTGAAATTCATCTTTTTGCCCTCTCTGCGGGGGATTTGCCGCCCCCGCTCGGCGTTTTTTAGTTCCATTCGGGATATGCTTTGTAAAGTGCTTTTAATCCCTTTACGGTCAGCCCGTACCATTCTTGCTGATTCAATTGTCGTGCTTGCCAGCTTGTGTCATAAATATATTTGATAAAGCCCTGTTCCCTTGCTTGTCGTAACTGTTCGGCGGTTATGCCCGCTTTTTTGTATCGGTAAGCAAACCCGCCACCGAAATATCTTTTTGACATTGCTTTGAACCGTTTAAATGTCCCCGCGCCGTATATTTCAGCAAGGTAATTGCCGTCCTCATTGAACCATTTATTACTTTTAGCTTCTTCAAATTGATTACGGTAAAACTCCCAAAGCGTCATTTTAAAAGCCCAAACCCTTCGCAAAGTTTTTATAAATTTTGTCGATTTCTTCTTCTGTAAGTTCTCTGATTGCTTTGTATGAATACAAAACCTTGTAAATGTCGCAACTTTCGCCGATTAGATTGCACTTGTCAAACGCTTTTTCAATAGCCTTTTCGAGTTTCATTTTGTGTTACCTTTCTGCTCCGAACGTGTGTTCCCGTCCTTGACTGGGTATATGGTATCATAAAACATCGCGTTTGTCAACTGTATTTTTGCATTTTGTTGCGTTTCGTCACATTGCACAAAAAAACATCATGACTTTTTTACTAAATTGCGCGATATACTGCTTTTCCGTTGCATACCGTCGCAATTATATGTTATTGTGTGAAAGTAATGTTTCACAACGTTACAAAAAACAGTAAACGACACAATTGAAAAACGTTTGAAAAGGAAGTGGCGATTTTATGAACACTATCGGAAAACAATTAAAGGCGTTGAGGAAAAGCCAAAAAAAGACGCAACAAGCCGTTGCGGATAAGGTTGGAATAACGCGGGCGACATTATCAAATTACGAAATTGATAGGCGAACGCCCGATCTAAAGACATTGCGCAGGCTTGCGGAATGTTACGGCGTCGGGCTTGATTATTTCGGCATTGCAACCGCTGACGAAGTGCTTGAACTGTTAGCACGGGCAAAAGAAGTTTTTGAAAGTGATCAGATAAGCAAAGAGCGTAAAAACGAATTGTTTGACGCAATTATGCGGTTAAAACTCAATATAAAATAAAAGCATATACGGGGGATTTATTTTGACTAACAACTACACACAACAGAAAAAAGAATTATTATATGATATGGTGTCGGGCGTTACATACGTTGACGCATATTGCCGCTATTCTTCAACCATGCAAGACGAGGGGAACAGCATTGAATATCAGATGGAGGATATAGAAAAATATTGCGCAAATAACGGGCTTGTCGTCCGCAAGTGGTATATCGATAAAGCAAAGAGCGCGAAAAAGGTCGCGGGGCGTGATAGCTTCTATGAAATGATTGAGGATATAAAAGCGGGAACGAGCGCAAGCGCACTTATTGTGTGGAAAACAAACCGTGCTTTCCGTAACGCATACGAAAGTCATAAATACCGGAACTTTTTGCGGGAAAACAATATCAAGTTAATTTCGGTAACACAAAATATTGACGAGGACACAAGCACGGGGCGACTAACAACAAATATACTTTCGGATATCGACCAATACAAATCCGAAGAAACCGCCGAACAAGTAACCGCCGCGTTGCGACTTATGGCAAAACGGGGCTTTTATACGGGGCAACCGATCCCGTGCGGATATAAAACCGTACCCGCCGACGACAACGGCAAGCCGCGCAAGCGGTACGCGATTTGCGAAGAAGAATCGCCGAAAATTATAAAGGTTTTTAAAGATTTTGCCGACGGTGTGCCGCCGTCGATTATCCTTGAATATATGCGGCAAGAAGGATTGAAAACGGATAGGGGAAAACCCTTTGATTATAACGCGCTTATGCGTATGTTAAAAAATGATTTTTACATAGGAACGCGCCGCTATGATAAAAAAAGCGACGATCCGGTTATCGTTGAAAACTGCCACCCCGCTTTGATAGATAACAAAACTTTTGACGGCGTACAATATATGTTTACGTCCCGCCGAAATGAGAATTCTATAAAATCGCGAAAAAACGGTAAAAAGAGATATTATTACTGTACGGGGCTTTTGTACTGTGAAAATTGCGGCGGGGCGTACTTCGGCAAATCAAGCGGCGAACACGCGTATTATCATTGTTCGGCGCGGGTAAAACGAAAGGCTTGCAACGGGAAAGCAATTAGACAAGATTTTCTTGAAAACTATGTTTTGCGCGTAATCAAAGAGCATATTTTTTCGCCCGAAGCAATAGAAAAAATCGCGGAAGAAGCGTTAAAGGATTTACAAAAGCCCGCCGGACCCGTGACAAGCAAAAAAGAGTTAACCGCGCAAAAAACAAAGCTGTTAACAGAAATCGCAAATTTAACGCAAATGCGGCTTGACGGGGAAATCTCTAAGGACGTTTTCGCGATTATGAAAAAACCGAAAGACGATGAAATAGCGGAAATCGAAATGCGGTTGCACATGATGGAGCAACAACAAAACGCCGCAATCGATAAAGAATTCATTGTCGATTATATCGGCAAAATGATTTCACATATCGAAAGCGGCGATCCCGAATTAATAAAATACGTTTTTGAAAATACCGTTGAAAAAATTATTATAAGTGATAGCAAGGTCGAAATCCACCTTGCTATCTATTTTAATAAAAAGTTGCATAACAAAACGTTGGCATTACCCAATTATACATTATGCAAGAAAATTGACCGAAAGAAAATCATTAAATAATAAAAAAGCAAGGGCGTTAAACCCTTGCTTTCCTTGTTTGTTACATTGCGCCCGCTTTGCTTTTTGCAATTGTGCCGCGTATGTTGCTTATGCCCGCCGTTACCGTTACGGGCAAGGCGCTTACAAGGTCGGTACAATTAAGCATACCGCCGCCGACAAATTGCATTATTGCGTCAGTCTGATAAAAGTTCGTTCTTGCTAACGTCGGCGCATTTACGCCGTAAAGGATCGTAACAGCGTCGGCGGCACTCTGCCCAATAACGGCGCTTCGGTAACTGCTCCCGCCTGTATATGCGTAATATTCGCCGCCGTTTATCCTTAACAGCCCCGTTCCTGATGTCAAGAAGCAATAAGAGTTATTTATAATATTTGCAATGCTACCACGGCAATTTGTAAACGTTCCCGTATTGCTTATATAGCTATCCTGATACGACGTTACCCAAAAGCGGGAATTTTCGCACCGTATAACCCCCGACGCTGAATTGAAAACGCGTATTATTGTATTTGCGGTCGAATTGTTTGCGACAACATTCGCGCCGACCACATCAACCCAATTGCCGTAAAAAACTATATTCGTTGTGCCGTCGGGTATCGGCAAATTGATTGCGGAACAGTTTGTAAAATCCACAACGCAACGACGCGTCGGGGCGGTTTCTTGATAAAAGTTAAACCAACCGTAAACACTGCTTGACGTTCCCGAACCACGGTCGGCGGCGGTTGCTCCGAAAGTGCCGTATACGGTAAGGCGCATACTTCCGTACCCCTCGCCCGCTTGAAACGTGCGTACAATCTCGCTAATTTTTACGTTATCGTTAACGCCGTTACATATATACTCATATTCTGTTGATTTATTTATCGCGGCAACTTGGTTTTGTAGCTCGGTTATTTCGTCCGTTATAGATTCAATGCCCGTGCCGTCAATTGATTTATAGCACTTAACTTCAATTTCCGTACCCGCAACAAGTGTTCCGCTAAATGTCAGCACGTTTCCGGCGGCGGTATAATCCACGCCGTCGGTTTCAAGTATGCCGTTTACGTATACTTCAATAAAGCACGTTTCCGCGTTATATTGCGGTATGTTAAACGTTACTTTGTTGTTTGCTGTTGTAAGCACTGTACGCCAATTATAACGCTTTAAAATTGTAACCGATGCAAGCGTATCTTTTTTACCTTCGAACCACTCATTAAACGCCGCGTCAAGGCTTGTAAAAAACGAATTGTCGCCGCTCGTCGAATAAACCCAACCGCATAGATCAGAATCGCCGCGCGTGTCCGTAACTATTACGTTTGTTGCGTTTGTGCCCACGTATATATCGGCAAGTACAATATCGTAAATATCGCCGTTTCGCGTCGGCGCGGGCTTTTCCGGATTATTTCCCGCCGTGCCTTGCTGATAATAAAGCGAAACACTTCTTACCGAAAGCGATTTGTCAAGCCGTAAAAATACGCGGTCATATCTTGCGCCGCCTATCGGCGCGGGAACAGCGCTAAACGAATATGCGGTATCATTGACGTAATAATGCCCGTTGATCCAAGCACGACCAACGCCGACGGAAACAATCATGCCCGCCGACGTTACTTTCAAATCGTCGTCAACGCCGCGCAATACGCCGTTTGAAATAACAACCGCTAAATTGTCGCAATAGTCGTTCGCGTTGTATTTGCGGTCATACTCTCCATTGCTCAATAGTGCATTGAAAAAACCACTTTTTTGCATTTTTTGTACCTCTCTTACTGATATTCGATAACGACGGTATACCCGTTTGCGTCCTGTACTTCGGTTATCTCGGTTATACGGACATTCATATATTTTTTAATATTGTTGTCCTGCACCGTGACAATATCGCCAAGCGCGAAATCGCGCCCGTAAATATAATTGCCGTTTGTTGCGTCAAGTGTACCGTTAAACGCTTCCGTTGTGACAAGCGGCGCAAGCTCTTGTTTTCCTTTTGCGTCAAGCATTTCCTTGTATTCCGCGTCGGTATACGCTTTTTCAACGTCGTTTTCCGTGTAATTTTTGCTTATCGAAGAAGCGTCAACAAACAATTCGCGGCGTTGCAATCCCGCTTCCGAATTTTCAAACAGTGAATAAAATCGGTCAACCCCTTCGCCCTCTCCACCTATCAATGCAACGTTCTTTTCGTCTGTCACGTTACACAAATAATTGCTTGCGGTTAAGTTGTCGTATTCCTGAGAAAACACAATGGGCGCGTTGCCGCTTGTGTTGTCCGCGCTCCGGTCTGCTCCTTGATAAACAATATATTGAAACTTGCTGTTGCGTAATTTACACGTTGATGCTAACCCGTATTCTTCAAGTACGCCGTCGGTATACGAAAGTAAATTACCGTATGAAACTTGTTTGCGCGACGCTTTGCCGTTTTTGTCCGATATAACAAGCGGTATATTTGCCAACGCTCCAAGCTCGATTATTGCAATATTGCGGTTGCTGTCAAACTCGCACGAAATCGCGTTGTTTTTTACAACCTCGCGCACGGCTGTTTCGACTTTGCCGCGCAAAATTGTTGCCGTGTTGCGCGTTCCCGATAATTTGTAAATGAGTCGGCGGTCAAGTATTGATTTAACAAAACGCCCGCTTGCGGTTATCATTGTGCCGCCTTGCTCATCGGTTGCAATATTAACGCTTTCAATTGTGCCGACTTCCTCGTTATTACTACGTGTTACATATCTACCGATTTTCAGTAAATCAATCATTTGTGGCGTTGCTTGCGTGTATATTTCAAAATCGCCTACGCCAAAATAAACCGAATGCCAAATTATCGACGTTGCAACATCGACAATACCAATAATGCTTGTATCTGATCCCCTGATTTCAACGTAGTCAATCATTTATATATACCTCCGGCGATATATCAGGGAAAAGGACATATTAGAAATATTTTCGTCGTCGCTATCAATCGAAAATTGATTGTCGCCCGCTTCAAGTTGTAGCCACATACTGTTGGGTTTTATTTTGTCAAATATAACTACGCCGTTATATTTAACGCTTTTTTGTCCCTTGTACGTCGATATAACAACCGCGTCGCCCTCTTGCATTACAAACGTTTTTGTTGTGTTTGCGTCCTCGTACCCTATCCCGAAAAAATTTCCGTTTTGGTCGTAAATAATCGGGTTTGTTACGGTATCATGCGCAAGTATTGTTATTTCAAGCCCCACGGAAACGTCGCCGTCATTGTGGAACGTTTTTGTACGTATTGTGTCGTACTCTCCGAACGCGATACCGTCAGCGGGGAAATAAAGCATATCGACGGGGCTTTCGGTGAAATAATGTAAATCAATTGCTTCGCTTATCTGTTTTACAACGTCGTCAACATCTTCCCAAAACGGTTGTTCACAATGTAAAGTTATTTGCATTGTCGCCGCGTTAGTCCAACGCGGCATTTCGATTGATTCAACAACGCCCGATAGAACGACCGTTCTTTCGTTTTGCGTCCAAACCAATTTACCCTGTTGTTTAAGTTTGACAATATTCAAAATTGCCCGCTTTGCCGTCTCAACGTCAACGCCGCTTCTGATCTGCAAATCAAGCACAAGCGTTCGCGGTACTGCTTGTATATTGTCGATTTCGTCGCCGTCAACGCCGCCAATAACCGTGCTTGATATGCTCGTATTTGCGGCGGTTTGCCCCTCGAAATATGTCAAGTAAAAAAGGCTATTGCCGACAAGGGGCAATATATTACCCCTTGTCGAAACGTAATCAAGTTTTAACATTATACCGCACCCGCTTTCATAAGACGCGCCGCCGCGAAAAGCTGTTGTTTTGATTTATACTGTTCGTATCGGCTTGTATATGCTTGTTTATAGTTGTTTGTTTGATATACCGTAACGCCGCCGCCCGTAACGCCACCGCGTGTCGCGTTTACGTTAACGCTTGGGTCGTCAAAATTCATTGCGTCCGTGATTTCCTTGTTTACGCCCGCAATATTTTTTTCAAATCCTTCGCCGATACCTAACGCAAGATTTTTGCCCACCTGATCCGACATTAATTTTGACGGTGAATTTATACCAAAGAAACTTTTGATACCGTTAAGCACACTTTCGCCGAAACCTTTGATTTTTTCGCCAATCCAACCCACCATATCACTAATGCCGTTCCACAAGCCGCGTACAAGGTCAGCACCGATTTCGGCAATCGATCCAAGCCCCGCTTTTAATCCGTTTACAATAGATTTAATAATCTGCGGTATTTTTGAAACAAGCTGTGGTATTGCTTTTATAAGTCCTTCCGCAAGTTTTACAACAATCTGTATACCCGCTTTTATTATCTTCGGTAAATTGTTAACTATTGCCGTAATAAGTTTATCGATTATCACGGGGATTTTTTCAATCAATCGCGGTAAAGCTTCTATTAAGCCGTCAGCCAATCCAAGCAACAAAGCTATACCCGCGTCAATAATCATATCAATATTATCAATCAGGGTTTCAGCCAACATGATAACCGTATCGACTATAACGGGAATAAGCCCCGGTAATGCTTTCGTAAGCGCGTTTATTACTTGCAATACAATATCAATAACGGTTTGTAATATCTGCGGCAACTGCGCTAATATTTCCGTTAATAGCTTCGGTATTATTGCAAGTACGGTTTCGATTATGAACGGGGCTATTTCAACGACTTTTTGCAACGCTGTATTTATTAACCCTGTCACACCCTCGGCAAGATTTTCAGCCGCACCCTCAGCGCCATTCATCGCGTCTACGATGCCAACGCCGATAAGCTCAACAAACGGCGTTATTGTTTCAAGCAAATCAGCGGCAACGGTTTTTATTTGCGTCATTATCGGTTCGGCTATTGCGCCAAGCTCGTTTAATGTGGCGTTCAAGTTTGCTTGCGCTTCATTTGCCGCTATAACTTCGGCGTTGCTCTCTCTGTACTTTTCAGCGGATTCCGAATACAAGCCGTTTAACGTGTCCGTTATAAGTGCTTGCCGCTCCTGTTCGGTTGCGCAAGCGTCAAGGCTTGCTTGAAACTCATCTTCGGAAACTCCCGCCCAATTAAGCGCGTCGGCAAGTGCGCCCGTAATCGCGCCCGTTTTAGCTGTTTCGTTCGCCGCTTCTGTCAGTCCCTCAATAGGCAAGCTGTCGCCGAATGTCGCATAAACGCCCGTTGCTATGTTCGTCCACGTTGACAGCTCTTTTTCGTTGTTTGTAAGCTGTGCCAAATGCGCGGCGGCTTCGGTTGCTTGCCCGTCGTCGCCCAATATGCTATATAATTCGTTGTACGTTTTTGTTGCCGCTTCGGCGCTATGTCCCGCCGTTGTAAAGCCCGTTTCAAGTTTTGCCATATTTGTGCGGGCTTCGCGTGTGCTTTCGGCAAGTCCTAAAAGTGACCCGACAGCCGCCGCACAAGCCGCGCCAATGGCGGCAATAGCTTTAACAGCAACGCCGCCCGCCTTTTTAAGCCCGCCAAACTTGTCGCTTGCTTCTTCCGTTGCGTCGGCGGCTTCTTCGGTTTCGTCTCCAAGATTTTCAAGCGCCGCCGTTTGGCTTTTTAACTCGGCTTCGTTTTTGTTTAATGCGGCGGTTTCGTTGTTTATCTTTGTGCGCAATTCCACCGCTTCTTTGCTTGCGGGGTCTAATCCATCGGCGACAAGTTTATCATATTCAGATTGTAGCGCGTTAACCTTTTTCCGCTGTATATCGGTTATTTGATTAAGCGATTTAATTTTTGCGTTTAAGCCGTCTTCGCTTTCCGTCCAGTCGTCCAATCCGGCGGCGGCGGCGCGGAACTCGCTTTCGCTCTCTTTTATCATGCGGTTAGCTTGTGCAAGCCCCGCCTTTAAATTTGTTACGTCAATATCAAACGACGCGCCAAGAGTCTCATTATTCGCCATTTACTTCACCGCCTATAAAGCCGACCAAAAATTTTTGTCTTGTTCTTTTTCCGTTAAAACGTTATGCGCGTTAAATTTCGCTTTGCTTGCCTTTCCTTTGTCGGCAAGATAATTAATAATCATTATTACTTCTTCTATGTCCTGCCGCATTATTTCAAACGGCGTAACGTTGAAATTGCCCGCAAGTATAAAAGTAGTTTGCATAAGCCCGTCAAATACACTTGTTGCGGCGGTTATTTCACCGCCGCTGGCGGGTTTTTTTCGCCACCGATTGAACGCGCCTTTCTCATAAGCTGATTAAATACATTTATAACATCGTCGCCGCTTGCGCCCGTCAATTCTTCGTCGGTCAGTCCGATAAACAAGCGTTTAACAAAGCTGTTTATCAGCTCGAAGCGCTCGGCGGTTGTCATGTCTTCCATTTCTTCGGATGCCTTGACCGCTTCAAGGTAAAACCCCCACATTACGTTGTCGGTTGCATACGTTTTTAAAATCTGATCGTTTTCGCCGTATATTTTAAGCTCGTATTTTGCCATACCTTTTTACCTCTCATTTGTTTTTACTTTTGCAGAACGGGCAACGCAACCGCCGCCCGTCCTACCGTCTGTTATGTGTATTATGCGCCGACTTTTTCAACTATTGTTGAAAGGTTGTCCGGCGTGACGACTTGTTCCGTCCACGTTTTTTCCGTCTTTACCTTGCTTGTGGCGGTATCAATGCGTACAACTTTCGCGCCCTTGCCCGTTGCGGTAAATTTGTGTTGCGTCTTGTACGCGGTAAACGGAAGCGTCATACCCGCCGCGTCGGTGCTGTCGTCCTCGGTTTTTGTCGCTTCCTCCGCGCCGCCGAAAGAACACTTTAAAAACCAAAAGTATTCGCTTGTTCCGTCGGTATAATCCTTTTTGCCGCTGATTGCAAAGTATTTTTCGTGCGGGTCGCCGTCGTCCATAATCGCGCCCGTTGTGCTGTCAACGTCTTTTCCCTCAAGCCATGCGTTAAACGCCGCACGAATAGCCGCACCGATAATTTCCATCTCTGACGGGGCTTCCTTGCGCACTTCCGCGAACATTGCATTATCATAATATACCGACGTTTTTTCGATGCTTTTAGTAATTTTCAGTTCGCCCGCCGGAACAAGCTGTTCGGGTTTGCCTGCGGGGGTATACGCTTCGGCTGTGTCGGTAATCGCGTCAATATAGATTTCTGAAAGTCCACGAAGCAAGCCGAATTTTTTATTTGCCATTTTTTGTACCTCTCTTTATTGATATTCTGTAAATATGAAGTCCATAGCCCACCCCGTGTGCGTCGGCTCGTCGCTGTATATGTCGTGTCCCTTGCCCTGCGGGATAAAGCCCGCCGCCGTTAGTGCGGTCCGGATTTCGTTCGGTTTTGTGTTTACTGTTGCGGGGTCGTTGCTGTATAACATCACGCTAAACGCCCAATCAATAGCGACTATGGCGTTATCGAAATGCCCGTTGTTTTCGGTACTGTCCACCCAAAACGTTACAAACGTTTCGGGGTATCGCTCATCGGGCGAAATTGTACCTTGCAAAAACATTGTTGCGCCCTCAACAAATCCACAGCTTTTCAATGCGTTAATTAATTTCTGTTTCATTGCTTAAGCTCCCCCAATATTTCTTTGAGTGTTTCGCCGTGTACCTTTTTTATTTTTGCGCTTGCTTTGCGCTTTGCTTTTTTTATAAAGCCTTTTTCGGGTTGTTTGCCGTGCTTGCTCCGGTGTGGTGTCCCGTAGTTTGCAAATACAACCTTGTACCCGTCCGACGGGTTGTTCGGGTCGTAAACGCCTTTTTTATAGCCAACGCGGGCGGTATATCGGTTGCCCTCTCTTTCGATTTCGGGCGGCGGCATACGATTTATTAAACCGCTGTCAACGTTCGCGGCTTGCATTTGCGCGGTTAACTCGTCGTTCATAATCTGCGCTGACTTCTGCAAGCATTTTTGTGCCGCTCCGTCAATAGTGCCGCCCGCCTTTTCAATCGCGGAAAGCAACTCGTCAAAGCCTTCAAGTTTTAGCTTGATAGACATATCAAGCACCGCCTTTGATGCGCCGCACTTTGAATTTCAAAAACATATTGCGTTGCTCTATGTTTTCGGGTTCGCCCAATATTTCATAATATTTTGCGTTGTCGGTGTCCTCTGATCCGTCAAGCAATATTACGCGGCAATCGCCTTTAATGTCGGGACGATACCAACAAACAACTTGCGCCGTATCTTCGACGGATATAACGCCGTTGTCGTTTTTCTCTGTGCCGCCGTATGTCTTGAAATTCGCCCATATAACGCCGTTAACGTTTGTATAGGTTTTTGTATTAACCCCAAACGAAACGACGGCGGCGGGCTGTTGCAAACGCAATGGCGTTGTCATTTGCGCCGCTTCACTCGGTCGAAACATCTTGCGCCACTCCTCGCAAAGAAAGTTGTACCATGCGGCGGTTAAAATATTCGCTATGCTTCACGCCGCCACTTGAATAATTCCAAAGGTCATTAACGCCACAAGCGATACAACCAACAGCCGCCGCGCTTTCTGCAACCTCTTTTTCAACTCCTGCGGCTATCAGCTCCGCGATAACCTCATCAATATAAATTGTCAAAGTTTCGTTTTGATAATCGCCGCCAATGCCTAAAGCGGTTTTAACTTTTGCAAGCCTTTCGGCGGCTGTTAGTTGTGTCATGGTTTTAACCTCGCTTTAATTTTGTTTCACATGAAACAATTTGTTGCGTATCGTCGCATTACGAACCCGTCGGCTTTGCGGAAGTGCTTGCGACAACAAAACCGCCCTTTACAACTACGTCGCCGCCAAGCTCTACGTCGCCACGGATTGCAAGCAGTCCCTTGTCAAACGCGAAATCCTCGGAAACCATAATGTCATAGTTTGAGAAAAGCGCAAGTTCGAAGCAACGCGCCTGACCGTAAACAAGTGTTCCGGAAGTAAGATTGCTATCGATGCAATAAGGGACAGAAAGCCCGCCGTCTTTTATGATACCTGTATTCGGATTGCTTGCGTCGGGGGTAATCTCGTAAACGGGCTTTTTGTCGCTTCCGCGAACGTCGCCAAGCGTTACAAGATCAGCCTTGTTAATAAACAGCGTTGCCGCTCCGACGATGCTTTCATCGCCGCCGTAATTAAACGCGATTTTGCGCAACGCGGTTTCGTTAAGGGTAAGCGAATAAAGATTAGTATTGATGGTTGATGCCACAATTTTATCGGTGATAATCTTTGCCGCTCTCTTGCGAAGCGCAACAAGCGCACTTTCGTTTACTTTCGCCTGATAGTTAAGCGGGGTTTGCTTTCTCGCCTGTTTACTGATATAGGAAAGTACGGCTTCGGTCTGCGGCGAAATTGTAACAAAATTAAATGTGGGGTCGCTCGCGTTGTACGCGCTTCCCTCGGTCTGTGTTGCGGCGGTTGCGTCGGCGTCCTGATATGCGACTTTGTACGCGCCCATGCCGCTTGCGTCGGTAATCTTTACAAGGTCAACGATGGAAGAAACGCGTGCGCCGATAATGTCGTTAATGCCGCCCACTTCGGTCGGTGTTGCAAGTTTGCCGCTTGATACAAGTACCGCGCGGGCTTCGGCGTTGTCGATTGTCATTTTGCCGCTTTCGGCAAAGGCTTTCGCGCGGGCTTCTGCTTTCTTGCTCTCGCCGCCCTCGGTTGCGCCTGTATTCATGGTTGTGCTTGCAACGGGTTTAAACGCTCTGCCCTCGCCGCCCTCGGTTGCGCTTGCGGTCGATCCGTCGCCGCCCTCGGTTGCGGGGTCGTCAATCTCTGCAAGCATTGTTTCGATTTCTGCTATCTCGTCGCCAAGTTTAGCAAGGGTTTCACCGATTGCGGCGCGTTCTTCTTTGTTGTCGCTCTCAATCATGGATTTATTGAGCGCGGCGCGCTGTTCCTGCTTTGCTCTAAGAAGTTTTTCAAGTTTCTTTTTCATTTTCTTTTGTCTCCTTTGTACATTGTAATAATGCTTTTTGCCCTGTAATCGGGTTTCGGCTTTGTCGCGCTCTCCAACGCGGCGCGGGCGTTCTCCAACGCTCGGCGATCGCTCTCCAACGACCGACTATTTATGTTAGTTCCCCCGTATGCGGGGAAATTAACTGCTGATACCTCTATAACTTTATCAACTTTTAATATCTCGCGAACTTCTATGCCGTCGCGGTCGCTCCAACGCTGATTATCTTCGGAAACGTAAAAGCAAAAGCTCATACCGTCCATATCTCCGCGACTTATCGCGGAATAAAGGGCGCGGGCTTGCTCGTTGTTTTCGGTGTCAAGGTCTGCTTTGATGTTTACGCCGTTTTCGTCAACAAATAATTGCATTGTATTCGGCTTGTCGCTTTTGTTGTTGCGGCGGCTTCGCGCAAGTGCAATGCCGTTAAAATCGTGATTGACAAGAAGCCGCACGTCGGAAAAATCGGTTTCGTCAAAAGCGCCCTTGCGGATAACCTCTATAAACTCGCCGAATATATCAGCAATGCGGGTTTCCTGCTCGTATACCGCCGCTAATCCCTCGACTATATGCCCCGTGTTTTCCTCGTCTGATCCCGCCGCGCGGAACTCTGCTGTAAATCCGCGTTGTAAGAAATAATCGTTTCTTTTTTTACTCATTGTTATTTACCTCGGTTGGTGTTTTCTCGTCAACTTCGTTATAACCTCGCGGCATAACGTCGCCGCCCTCAATGGGCGCATAGCCTAACAGCTCGCGGGCTTCGTTTTTTGTAAAAATCCCTGCGGGCAATCCCGTTTGCAATGCCGCCAATTTGTTTTCCATTGACATAAACGTTATTGCGTTCGGGTACAATACAATTTCATTTCCGAAAGATGTTTCGCGGTCACTGAATATAACGCGGCTCATTGCTTGCCCCAATCCTTTTATATCAGCTTCTAACGCGTGTTCGTAATATGCTTCCTTTTGTGTCTTTGTATAATCCCCGTTAAGTATTGCAAGGCTCGTTCCGTTTGCTCGCAATATCGTGTCATAGAAAAATTTAAGCGTTTCCGCGTCAACAAGTTTCACGTCGCGCGGTATGTTTTGGAACTCCGACGACAAATCAATAACAAGTAACCCGCTTTTATTCGCTTTTATATCCGCTTCAAACTGTTCGCGCTTTTTCTTCAAAGCGTCCGTTTCGGAATACGTGTTGACTTTCAAAACGGAATTTACCTGACAACTGCATTCAAGGGCTTTTGCTATGCTTTGCGTTAACTGGTCGTACCTCTGCAACATTGTTAAAAGTCCCGCGTTATCATTGCCGCCGAACATACCGCCGCCGAAATAATCATTAACGCCGTAATCCTTGCGCCAATGTATCACGCTATCGGCGGGCAATGTCGTTTCGTAACCGTTCGGAAAACGCATTTGCAAATACAATTCGTCTTTGTCGTTTGTCATGTATTGCACTTCCGACGGCTTTAACGGGTAAAGCCCCGTATAAAATCTTTCACCGCCTTTTGTCTTGTAAAACGTCGGGTAAATAAAAACGTTTTTGTTAAGCTCCAAAAGTATTGTTATCTTTTCTAAAAAGTCGGCGGTCGTCATATATGCGTTCGGACGTTTAAGCACTCGCGCAATACTGCTATCATTTACAACGGCTTGCGCTCCGTTCGTCGTCCGTATGTGTCGCGGGTCAAGTTTTTTGAATTCGTTTGCTTTGCAACGGATCGATTGTACGATTATGTCAGACGCATAAACGTTTTCACCGAACGACGTATAAAACGGCGCGTTACCGTTATTTGTCGGCGCATATACTAACCCTTTCGGCTTTTCTTTTTTGCGCCAAAAGTCTAAAAATCCCATGCCGCTTTTCTCACCCTCATTTAATAACGTTTTGAAATTCCGAATTGAATTTTAATAACGTTGCGTAAAGTATTATAAATACCACCGCGCCGTCAATTCGTTTATTTGCTTGCGATTTTTTGCAACTATAATTTTCGTGTCCGTCGATAAAACAACAAGCATTTCCCAAACACCAAGCGTCAACGGGATTGTTGCCGTAATTGATAACGTGATTTTCGAAATCTCGTTCAACCCATTTCATAGGCGTTGACATTACTTTTTGATTTATCGGTTCGCGCATTGTCGGGCTTAACTCGTCAATGCTCTTTTCAAATTCTCGCGCGTATGCTTTATCATATCCGCACTTTAGAACCCTTATATTGTATAGCTCTTTGAGTTCTGCAATATACTTTGTTACTTCGGTCAAATCAATAATACTTGCGCCGCGCAAGATTGTTATATATCCCTGTTGCGCCCACTCTTGATATCGTGCGCCCGCGCTTTTATCTGCGCTATCGGTCAACTTGCTTTCGGGAATCCAATAATGACTGAATATATATTTTGTCGGGTCGTTCGGTCGCATAAACAACAACTTTAAATTTGTCAAGTCGGTTGTTTGCGAACAGTCCAACGCGCCAAGACAAAAACAGTTCCGGAAATCTTCAAGGCTCTTTTTGTCCTGTATATATGTAAAGTCTTCTGATCTCAACCACGCTTGCGCGCTGTTTTGCTTGATATTAAAATCTTTACAAAGCAAGTGTAACCGCGCTTCTTTATCTGTCCGCGCCAAATCAACGTCGCGGCGCAACTTCGATATTTTTTTTACGCCGTATCTTAACGACGGGTTCGCCTTTTCCCAACTGCTTTCGTTTTGCCAAATCTCTTGTTCTCCGTCCTGTTCGTATAGGAACGGCAAGAAATGTATATCAACACTTTCGCCCTCTATAACCGCTTTCGCGTGTGCTATCTTTTTATCAAGATAACAACCATCACGGGAAAAACCTTGCGTCGTGCAATTTATAAATATAGGGTCGTCTTTTGTTGACATACCGCGCCAACAAGCTTCGGCAATCTCGCAATTTCCGTTTTCCTCGTCTACGTCGTGGCTTTCGTCTTGATATGTCTTTGTATAGTTGCCGCCGTCCTTGTTTTGCGTCTTGCTCGACATACGCGATACAATGATGTTTTTATACTCGTTTCGTATCTCCACAAGGTTTTGACTTGATATTGCTTTTTTGGGGTCAAGGCGCGAACGCATACCCGCAATTTCACGCCAAATATATTTTGCTTGTCGGTCGTCGTTTGACGCGCAACAGATTTCCGAACCGCCCGCACCGATAAATAAATCGGTGTTGCCGTCGGCGGCAAGCATTGTACTTTTCCCGTTTTTACGTCCGATTTCTAACAGCACTTCGACAAATCGCCGCAACCCCGTTTCGGACATTTTGAAAGAGTATAACGCTTCCCAAAATGCAAGTTGCCACGGCATTAGCTCGACGGGTTTACCGAAATACGGATGTTTACTTTGTAAACAATACGTTTGCATAAACTTTATACGCTTATGCGCTTCGGTTGTATCGTAAATGTACGCGGGGTTGCTTAAATCGTCGATAAGGTTTTCAATCTCTTTTCTGATCCAATACCCGACAACAACGCCGCCGCTTTGTATTAACTCGTGATATTGTTCAAGATATGTTGTCATTCGAATTCGCTCAACTTTTCAAGCAGTTCGTCGGCGGCTGACGCTTCGTTTTGTCGTAACTGCCACAAAAGCATTTTCAAATCAGCTTGATAAAGCTGTTTTGTTTGCCTGTACGCTTTATACATTGCCGCGTTTGTTTTTGTCTTCGGGTTTGCTCGGAACTTTGCCAACATTTCCTCTTCGTATACGATATCATGCAACGCGGGCGTTATAACCGCCTGTATATCGTCCGGCAACGCCGCTATATAGCTTTTTAATTCTTCAAGTCTTGTCATATCGTCACACCTTCCCGCAAAAGGTTTCCGCAATTTTCAAAACGGCGTAACCTTTTCAAAGTTTCCCGAAAAAGTTTCGGATTTTGAAAATTTTGTCCCGTGCGCAAAAGCGGCCCAATTATCTCAAAACGCAGTATGATTTTGACACTCTCACGGTAGTGGAACTCATCGGGGAATATATCCGAAGTGGAAGAATAAAACTCGACAAAACGCTGAATAGCAAAGTCGTCACCATCCATGACCCGTGCAACTTGGTTCGAAACGGGGGACTT